GAAAGGCATCCAAGTCTATGTCTACAAGTAATTGGGAAGACGCAAAAGCAAGAAGCAACTATCACTTCAACAAGTGGCACCGTGACACAGATTGTGTTGAACATCTGGGCAAGTTCACAGGTGGATGGCAGACAGAACTACAGGCAGTGATAGAAGAGGCCAAACCCTTGAACTGGAGCAACCGTAGGGAGGGTACTGGTAGGGAAAACGTCAATGTTGATGTAGAAGCAGAAGAGAATGATTTAAGGACAGCAGGTGCTGATCCCAAGATGACCATTTACAGAGGACTGGCAGACTTCACAAAATGTCCAACCCTGCAAAAGATGACTGACTTCTTTGCTATGACATCTACTAGATCCAAACTGCACACACAGTTCACAGGTGAGGTATTAAACATGCACATAGACAAACTGTATGACTTAGATGCTGATCCAGATAAGGTGGTTAGGATCATGGTGATGCTACAGGATTGGGAACCTGGGCAGTTCCTAATTTATGGCAATGAGCAGTTCGACAGATGGAGAGCAGGTGACATACACAAGTTTGATTGGCAGAACATTCCACACGCAACCGCAAACGCCAGCAACAAGCCCAGACCCATGTTGGTAATCACAGGTGTGATGACAGACACGACTAGAGACATACTAGCAAAGCCAATAAAGAAAAAAATATAGACACATTCAAACTTTTAATATAATATAAAGTATGAACAAAAAGATATTCGCCCAATTATTGGCACACAGCCAAAACGATCTAACAAAGATAACACAACCATACATCTTGGATACATTTGGTGTGGAAGTGAAACGTTGCGACACAATAGAACAATACGTAGAAGCCATAGACGATGCCTGCCTACACAAGTACTTCTCCAAGTACTGGCAGAATGACATGAAGAAATGGAAGTATTCGGGTGTGGCACTAATCGACGAAGTTAACAGTCTCAAACCAAGGGCAGTGCTTGATGTAGGCTGTGGCTACAACGAATTCAAGGGCAAGATTGATAACCTAATAGGCATAGATCCCTACAACGATCGAGCAGACCTACAGATCAGCACACTGGAGTACAAGACGGATCAACAATTTGACGTGATTATGTGTCTGGGTTCGGTGAACTTTGGTAGCCGGGACAAGATAATTGCGGAAGTGTCGAGATGTGTGAACCTGTTGGCAGAGAGAGGTACCATGTTCTTCAGGGTCAACCCAGGTGTGCAACACGACAAACCCGAGGCAGATTGGATAGAATTCTTTGCCTGGAATGTTCCGTTTATTATAGAACTGGCAGAAATTTTAAACTTGAAAGTGCTAGATATACGTGATGACACAAATTCACGTAAGTATTTCGTGTATCGCAAAATAAAATGAAGACGTTGCTGGTAAATGGTTGCAGTTACGGAGAGTGTTGGAACCCCTCAGAAGATTTTGTTTCAGGCATAGGTTGTAATAAGGTTGTGAATATTTCAAAGAGCGGGACAAGTTTCCAAAGAGCCTGCAGGACCACAATAGAATGGATAGCACAGAACGGCTCCCCCGGGATGGTCATGTTACCATTGACATTTCCGCACAGATGGGAACTGGCACTCAACAAAGACGAGGACGAGATTGACGGAAGTTGGGTACCATTACAAAATTCAAACTACTTGAACGACAGTTTCAATCTGGAGGACTCCTTAATAGATGATATACATAAACTGTGTGATTATTACTACAAAATCATACCAAACTTAAAAACATATTGGGACCTGATGTTCACTAACATTATCATGATATCAGGTTTTTTAGAAAGCAGGAATGTTCCTTACCTGATATGGGACATGTGCAACGGATTTGACAAGGAGCACCTTAACCGACCAAGTAAAAATAAGGAAAGATACAAAGCCTTTGAAAAGATAAACCTGATATCAGAAAACAAAAGGATTATTGATATCTGGAAATTCTGCGGTAACAAATTTATGTGGGGCACAATGCCCTACGATCGTAGGAGAACCACACCGGAGTATAGACATCATCACAACGAGATACAATACAAAGAGCTAGAAAAGTACATTCTTACCTATCTAAAAAGCATAGACCAATAGACTTATGCTAGAATTGTGCTACAATAAGGAGTAAATACCTACAATGCAGAAACATACAAAAAGTTTATTAGAAGAATTGAGCTCGATGCCTCTTAGAAGGGACAAAGAAGAGGTCGTGGAGAGCAGGGCTTCTCACATCCTGGAGAGTGCCATAAGGTTAATGACCTATATAAGAGAGAACTTCGACCAGGACACAGCATTCAAACTGGAGAAGAAGTTTAATTCAGCACTCAAAAACATGGATGCATCCAAATTCAGTAAAGGCGTTGCCCGTATCAAAGAGAACAGAGACGTCAAAGAAAACCTGCTTAAAATCAAAGACGGCGAATACCGAGAGGATTAATAATGTTAATAGAAGATGTCCTAACAGAGTTTAAGAGGACACACCTTGAACACATTGAGGACATTGTGATCACTGATGGCTATGAGGGTGGCAAGGCTGTGATTGAATACTTCAGGGGACTACTGCTGACACTCAAAGGAACAAGTTCTGAGGCCATGAGTGTGTCCGTGAAATGGGACGGTGCTCCTGCAGTGGTGTGTGGAATCAATCCAGATAACGGCAGGTTTTTCGTAGGAACAAAATCTGTGTTCGCCAAGAACGCAAAGATCAATTACACAAAGAAAGACATAGCAAACAATCACGGCACAGACGATCTAGGACAAAAATTATTAAAGTGCCTAGTACACCTTAAGAAACTGAACATACAGGGAGTGGTGCAAGGAGATCTGTTGTTCACTGACGAGGACATCACACGTAAGAACGTTGACGGAAAACCTAACTTAACTTTCACACCAAACACAATCACTTACGCGGTTCCCGAAACAAGTGACTTGGGCAAACAGATAGACAGGGCAAAGGTGGGGATTATATTCCACACGACATATGTGGGAGATGCCATAGCAGACATGAATGCTCAGGGCGGGGCAGACATTAGTTCATTCACCAAGAGCAATGATGTGTTCTTTGACAATGCCACTTACAAAGATGTGTCAGGGTCGGCCAAGTTCACTGACGATGAAACGAAACAGTTCTACAACGGAATAGAAAAACTTGAGAACCTGTTGAACAATGTGCCAAGAAACTTATCAAGTGTGCTTGGGCAGAACCAGGACTTCATACCCATGTTCCAGATGTACATCAACGCGATGGTCAGGGAAGGCAAACTGCCAAATGATGCAAACAAATTCCTGTTAGGCTTCAAGAAATTCTACAACGATAGAATGCAACAACAGATGTCAGGACTCAAGGCACAGAAGGCCTTACAACTGAGACAGGACAAGATGAAACAGATGCCACAGTTCCTTGCAGGTGCAAAGGCACCATTACAGGCCATGCTGACATTCTACAGGGCGGTTCAAACAATGAAAGCATTTGTTCTTAAAAAGATGAACCAGGCTCAGGCCATAGGATCTTTCCAACAGACGGATGGCGGACTTAAAGTTACAGAACCAGAGGGTTTCGTCGCAGTAGACAGGTCAGGAAATGCTGTTAAGTTAGTAGATAGACTAGGATTTTCAAGAAGAAACTTGACGGCTATCAGCAAATTCAAGAAATAGTTCTAAGGTCTTGTTGATCTGAGCACTTAATTTTTCCTCATTAAAAAAAGTATCATAATTGTGCTTTCGGAGTGCTTGTGTCTGCAGGTAAATGTCCTGCCATTTCTTGTTGCCGCTTTCTACAACACTGCCTTGGCTACACTTTGCCTTAAGATCTTTACATAGGTCCACTAACTTGTGGATCCGTTCATCACTATCCTTCTCGAGATCATAACTCTCATCAAAGTAATTGCCAAATGTCTTGAATCCCATCTCCCGCAACTTCTGTAGATACAGATGATTACCGTGCACCACGAAAACATGCTGGGCTATTATGGGCTTCCAAATCTTCTCAGTCATGAATACCTCGTAGTCATTGTCGTTGGTCTCTGACACCAATGAACACACGGTATCATTGTATGGTAGCTCATAGATGTCTTGGTCCATGCCCCTGTATGGATATTGCTGTGCCCATGGTAGTTCATATTTTAAAGGCAACACACATTCATTGTGGGGGTGTCCATGGAAGGTGTGTATGCTGTTATCCAAGACGCCATGTTCCAATAATTTGTCATAGAGTTTTATCCTGTGATTTCGCACTGTTTTGTTCAGATAAAGAAAATCCTTTTTTTTGTGCCAATAACTGCCGTTGTGATCGTGTGTGAAATTGAATTGCCTGTCTTTGTGTTTGATGTACATGTAAAACCAGAACCAACTTACCCCACCTGTCCATTTCACATGTTCTAAGGTTATGTCAGGATACTGTTTTTCAGCGTTGACGTTGTCCAAGGATTCCCATGGTGTTGCTTTTATGAAGTTGAAACCTTGACTGTGCAATAATTCACAACGTCTATTCAACTCCATACTGTATTCCTTGTTCTTCTCAAATGACCTGTTGACTTTTCTGCAATCCAAAATAGCAAACTTCCTGTCATAATTGTCTAAATCAAAATCATGCAAGGTAAAATATTCTCCTGTCATGTCAAAAGTCTGATCGGCCATGCTATGCAAATTAACAAATTGTTCTAGTTGCTGGTGAGGGCCAGTCTTCATTATGTCTGTGAGAATAAAGTTTCGTTGCATATAGCCTATAAATACCCGTATGTTAACACCATTTTTAAAGTATGTATCTGAGGGCAAGGTCATAAGGCGACATAATGACTTGCAGAGATTCACTTTCCCAGAGGTAACGGAGAGGATATATCTCAGTTTCCTGGCACTGGCCTTGATGAGTCAGAACAGGGACACACAGTCTTTCGCCAAGTCATACGCAGACCAGACCATGGCCAAGGGCACGTTCGATCAAGTGAGGATGATCAACAACGATCTCTCAAACATGCTGGCCATAGTGTCAGGCGATCCCGAGATTACCAAGAAGCTCAAGAACAAAGATCAAGCACAGGCCATGAGGCAGAGACAGCCGGTACCCGTGATGGCACTGAGGAGATACCTGAGGACCTGGGAGGACCACTACCGAAACCTCACCCAACTGGAGAGGGCCTTGAACATACATGACGCCAACCTCAAGAACATCAGGCGGGCCGTGGCCAACTACACGAAGTTGGATTCAAAGATGAAGATGCAGACCCTACACCGACTGCAACAACAACTACAGGCCAAACTGCCCAACACGGACATACTGAAGAAATTTAAGGAACTATGATGATGATCAAATACATATGTGAGAAGTGTGGATGCGAACAGCACTGTAGACGATCCTGTACCGAGTGCAGGGACTGTCCAGACTGTGCTTGTAAAGAGTGTGATGCCAAACGAAAATAGTTACTGGGTCTACTACCTTAACCACACCGAACCAACATTCCTAGAAGAGGCAGGCAACGGACAGCAGGCACAGAGAGATGCCAGTTTGAAATACGTCAAGAGTTGGAGGACTGCGATCGACGTGGGTGCCAACGTGGGTGAATGGACCAGGCCCCTGGCCAAGAAGTTCGACCATGTGATCTGTTTCGAACCAAACCCCAACTTCAGAGAGTGCTTCAACAGGAACATCACAGAATCAAACGTGACACTGTATCCATATGGGCTGAGCACACATGCACACACGGCCGAACAGGGCACCAATCACACACATCTAAACTACCTGGTGGGGGACACCAAACCCAGGGAAGGTGATATAGAATGCCGATCCCTTGACAGTTTCGATCTCACTGATGTTGACTACATCAAGATAGATGTGGATGGGTTCGAGATACCAGTGCTCCAAGGTGCACAGGAGACACTGGAGAGAAACAAGCCTGTGATCAACATCGAGATGAAGGAACGCAAGAGGCCCAAGATAGTTGAAGAATCTAGGAAAATACTGCGGAACCTCGGTTATGACCGTCATTCACGTGTGAGAAGTGACGAAGTGTGGCTTAAATCTTAATATTACAGCATAATTTACCAATCTTACCACTAAATACTTGCAACTTGATCCCTGAGCGGGATCATAGTCATTTAAATCAGAAAAAAAGGAGGATTAAAAATGGCAATTAACTCAAACAACAATGCGGTTTTCGTAGCAGATACAACTACATTTGGTGACGTTGCGATCGAGTACTTCACAGTAACGGTCAAAGACAGTTCAGCAACAGCAGTTGACATCGATGCGAACACGCACAAAGATGGAATCGTGGACAGAATTTTACAAGCGATCCAAACAAGAGGTACTTTGAAGTACTATAATGTAACAACAACCAACGGTGTTATCACTGTGGCAGTTGAGAGAGCAGATTCTTGGGCAAACACAGGAACTGGTACTCCAGCATCACCACAGACAGCGGCGGCGGCAAACATGCAGACTTACCTACAAGCGTTAGGATCAGTGAGATGTAGAGCGAGTTCAACTTCTACTTCAGACGATGCTACTATCGACGTGGGTGGAACTACAGTTGCAGTTGTGTCTAACATCTAATAATAACAAACGGTATTAACATTATAAGGAGACTTTAAAATGCCAATTTCAAAAAATAACTTCGCGATCAACATGAACAATGAGTTCGAAGGTGTTGACGTAGCCTATCTAACAGTTGACTTCATTAACTCTATGGCGGCTGAAACTGAAGACGCTTCAAACGAAGACTCAACAAAGGCTGGTCTAGAACTAGTTGAACAAGCAATCGCCAACCAAGGTGTGAACATCATTGGTAAAGGTGGTTTAGCAGTTAGTAACACAGAGGTGACTTACGCGGTGAGAAAAGATAGTTTAGACACTATCAGTTCAACTACAACAGTTGCGGCGATTCAAACGGCTATCCAAGGATTAAACGGAAATGCCAAGATAGCGGCTACTATTAGCGGTGCGACAGTAACTGAGCAATCAGCAGGTATGTCAGACACTGGTGTAAACGCTTAATAATTTAAGAAATTAAATTACCAAAGGGCGGATCTTTAATTAGGTTCGCCCTTTTTTTATGGAGTAAATATCCATATGAAACACCTCAGGGCAAAAGATTCCTACATGCTGGACCATTCCAGAAAGTATGAGATCAAGACCATGGCCATGCACGAGATACAACCGGCCAGCATCTACGAGGAGATACCAGATCGTGATGAACTAGAGGTCAGCATCGCCAGTGGTGAGATGGACCATCCACTGATGCTTTGGCCTGTGACACAGGACTACTGGCGGAACATACACCTAAAATTCTACAAGAGGGGCAGTCCGGACCTGCCAGAAGAGGCACCAGAGAAGGACGGAGAGGTGCTGATAGTGTGGCGTGGCAGACAGCGATACCAGTTGGCCAAGGAGATGGGATACACCCACATAGACTGCGTGGTCGAGAAGGAACAGCACAAGATTGTCAGCATGATCCAAAGGGACATGAAACAGGATGCATGAGTACAGGATACACACACTGGTAGACATAACCGATAACGGTAACCTAAAACGACAGTTCCCATTCACGACAGACGCGGGCCACGACATACACGACAAGCACACGCTCGCAATAGCACGTGACCAGAATTCAAACTTCAGTACCATGTTGCAACTGCTACAGATGAGGGGTAACATCACGTGGGAACAGCCACCGCAGAAAGTGGAACTGCCCAACCTGGGTAACCATGCTTTTGGATCCTACTACGAAGGTGCACATTCCACGTGGCACTTCCAGTTCTTCACGGAACAGTCGGGAGTGTACGGAGACGTCACAGACCCTACCGAGAACCTAGTGGAGGACTTCAGCCTCATACCCATTGTAGCAGACTGCACCAACACCGCACACCTACCCATACACACCTTTGTAACGAAAGAAATGCAAGGCACGGACAGGCAGAAGATCATCGGTGCTCTGGCGGGCGGAGTCATAAACACGTACTTTTCATACGCCGGTCCCATCGATAAATAACAGTACATTTAGGCACAAACAAAAACACACAGAGGCTCATCTAGGCAATGCGACAGGCACAGTTCCAGGCTATAACGGCGGAGATCAGAGAGATCAAACAGGAATTAAGAGAATACATAATATTGATGAGTACAACAGAATTAGAGAAACAGAACCTTGAAGCACACGTGGACCTTTGCTCGGAGAGATACAAAGGGTTACACGACAGACTGAGTGCGATCGAAGTTCGTCTGGGCAGAATGAACGAAGAGATGACAGCAGGTCACAAGTCACAGACAAAGACAATCATAGCAACGGCGGGCACAGTGGTCGCAGGCTTACTATCTACGGTGGTAGTGATCCTGATGAAGATGCCAGGCTAAAAATTACCAATACATGTTCATACAGATAGCACCTCGGGCCAAGGTCTACGTCACAGACACGGACGTTGAATTCATCCGGGCACACGCAACAGAATCATTCAGGAGTGACCAACTGTCTATGGAGGACGCGGACAGGGCCAAGCGGTTGGCGGACAAGGCCATCTTCGTGCGTAAGAAACTTGACACCCACATGCAATATGCTTTAAATAGGAAGATAAAGTTTGTTGCCAATGACAGGAAAAAATAAATCAGAACTGGTAAAACAGATCGAGGCCTACGGGCTGAAGTCTAAACTGGCGGACCTGGCACAGAAAGAACAGGCACGTCAACCGTTCCGACACCTACCAAAACAATTCTCAAAAGGCATCCTGATAGGCAACATAGCCATCGTCCCCAAGAAGCACACAGGCACTAGGTACGTGTACGTGATAGCAGACATGATGGAAGCCAAAGTGTTGCATGAAGACATCAACCTCAAACAGACTGCCATACTGGTTGCACACTACCTGGCGGACGGCAAGAACGTGCCCTACAACATATTAGACGTTGATGCCAAACACGCATCGCAACTGTTTGACATACAGAGTGCCAAACGCATGATAAGGGAGGCACAAAAGAACAAGGACGAACAGATGGAGGACGTTTACTGGGACAGATTGGATGTCGCAAACCGCCTAGCGGACGAGTGCAAGGCGAACATACAGCAGATCTTTAGTGACACGTTCGGAGCATAGATAATAAATAAACACAGTATGAAGAGCTTAGACCTTACAAAACCGATCACTACAGAATCATTGCTGAAAGAATTCGAAAGTAGATTCAACATGACCATGGATCTGTCACAGTTCAACGAGGAAGAACTGCAGGACTATGCTAATCACGTGAGAACAAAGATACACGAGATCACACAGAACACACATTTTGGACAGGAACTTAAGGACGACGGTTACCAGAAGAACCAGATGATGCTGGACATCATCAACCAAGCGATACAGGAAAGAAAACTTGCAGAGTACGGTGGTTCATCAGACCCAATGACCAAGGTAGCATCAACGACATTGTCAGCCAAGAGCAAACTGGACAAAGGTCAAGCACTTGATCAGGAAGAGAAAAAGATCGTCAGCAAGATAATGACCAAAGAAGGTGTCGAGGAACAATCAGAATTAATTTTAGCCGCAAAAGACATGATGGACAAGGTTACATCATTCTTGGAAGATCTAGCATCAATGAAGACAGAAGGAATGTTAGAACTGGCAGACAGAATCAGAGACGAGATGGGTGCTGACAAGTCAGACGCATTTCTACAAAAAATCCAACCAGCGATTGAACAGGCGGAAGCCACTTTAACGACAAC